AAGAAGACGCTTCTCGACGACAGCCTCCCGCCAGACAACATGTCGGCAAGGAGCGCGACCGAAATAGTCGAGCGTATGCGTGACCTGGCGATCAATATGGGTGCCGCCTACGGGAGGATGATCACCGAAACGATGGTGCCGCTGGTGCGCCTGGTTCTCGACATTATGGGCGACGAGGGCCTGATCGATCTGCCGCTTCGCGTCGATGGGCTGGAGGTTCGGATCGTCCCCGTTTCGCCGCTGGCTCAAGCGCAAAACCTCGATGAGGTTCAGAGCGTCCTTCAGTGGCTTGGTATTGCCTCGCAATTAGGACCGGTGGGGTTGGCGACGGCGAAGATGGATGCGATCGCTGATTGGGTGGCGGATCAACTTGGCGTTCCGGTCACGCTCCGCACCAGCCAGGAAGAACGCCAGGAGATCGAGGAGATGGGGCAGCAGTTCCTTGAGGCCCAGGCGCAGTCGCAACAACAGGCTGTTGATCCGGGGGCGCCGCCGCCAGGAGCGCCTGTCCAATGAGCGCCGACGAAAACGTAGTCAGCATTTCGACACCAGGATGGGAAGGTGTCGATGTTGAGCCGCCGATGGCTCCTGCTTATCTTGAAACAGAACAAGCCGAGACTGATAAGGCAATATCGAGGCTATTCTCGACCGAGGACGGTCTTAAGGTGATGAAGCATTTGAAGAGAGCTTACATCGACCAGCCTTGCTGGGCTCCCGGCTACGCAACCGATTACGGGTTTTTCCGCGAGGGTCAGAACACGCTTATTCGCGAGCTAATGGCTCGCATTGATAGGGCGAGAAAGAGGTAGATAGAAGAATGGTGGAAGAAGAAAAAGCGGCGACCAGCCTCCTCGCTGACACCCCGATGGAAGAGCCGGTTGAAGATACACTGCCGGAAGAAGGCACGGCTGTCGATCATGTGGCCGTCGAGTCAGACGAGGCCGCAGAGTCGCCGCCTGTCCCGGAAGGGGTTCCCGATAAATTCGTCAAGGAAGGCGAGGTCGATGTCGAGGGCCTCGCAAAATCATATACGGAGCTTGAAGGAAAGTTCCGCGCCGGCAAACACAAGACGCCGGAAGGCGGTTACGATTTAAAGGTCGCCAAGGATCACAATGTTCCCGAGGACGATCCTGTCTTGCAGACCTACGCAGACTGGGCGAAGGAAGCCGGGATCAGCCAGGAACACTTCGACCAACTTGCCGAGAAGATACTTCAGAATGGCAAGGATACGGTGCAGCAGAACGCCTTCGACCGCGATGCCGAGATGAAGCGTCTTGGCCCGCAAGCCGATAAGATCATCAACGATCAGATCGATTGGGCGCGTCGTTTGGTGAAGAGTGGATATTGGGGCGAGGACGATTTTGAGGAATTCAAGGTCTGGGGCGGTACCGCCTCGGGCGTCAAGGCGATGATGTCGATGCGGCGTTTCTATAACGATATTACAACTATCCCCACCACCGTCTCCCCCGAGGCTGCGGCTCTTCCCTCAAAGGAAGAATGCTACCAGATGGTGAAAGACCCGAAATATCAGACCGATCCTGCTTATCGCGCAAAGGTCGAGAAGACCTTCGCTGCGGTATTCGGCACTGCTCCAGACAATCGAATGGTTATGTAGGAGTTCTCCTCGTGGTGTAATTGCCGGATCGAAGACCTCCCCCTCCGGCATAAAACACCACAACTAAGGTTTCGTCTCTTGACGGAGCCTTTTTTTTGTGTCTATAGACAAGATAGATCGATAACCCATTTCGGTGGGCCGGTCTGGTAGCGGGGAAAACCCGCAGCGAAACGGGGGGCTTTCCCCCGAGCCGCAGCCAGGTCCGCCTGACAACTGTAGCGCCCTGTCACATCTTGCAGTGGAGCGCAACCGAAATGGCTGTATCACTATCTACAAACTTTGTGACCTTGTTCGACGCCGAGGTGAAGCAAGGGTACCAGGCGCAACAGCAACTTGCTGGTACTTGCCGCATCCGAAATGGTGTCATCGGGTCAACAGTTAAATTCCCCAAGGTCGGGAAGGGGGTCGCCGGTTTGCGAATTCCCCAGACCGACGTAACGCCACTTAACGTGGCTCACACCAACGTGACGGCAACTCTAAGCGATTATGCGGCGCCCGAGTACACCGACATATTCGACCAGAGTCACGTCAACTACAATGAGCGCCAAGAGCTTGTTAAAGTTGTCTCGGGGGCCATTGGTCGCCGCGCCGATCAGATCAAGCTCGATGCCCTCGCCGCCTCTAGCACCTCGCTCACGGTGGCCAACTCTATTGGCGGGAGCAACACCAATCTAGTGGTCGCTAAAATCCGGGAAGCCAAGCGGCTGCTCGACGGCAATAACGTACCGTCTGGCGACCGTTATTTCCTGATGTCTGCGGACGGGTTGGCGAACCTTCTTTCGCAAACCGAGATTTCTTCGTCCGATTACAATACCGTTAAAAGTCTTGTAAACGGCGCGGTAGACACCTTTCTCGGATTTAGGTTCATTATGATGGGCGACCGCGATGAAGGCGGCTTGTCCATCGACGGCTCCAGTGATCGAAGCACCTTTGCGTGGCATTCCGACGCCCTCGGCTATGCCGAAAGCATGGGCCAGGCGACGGAAATCAACTATATCGCGGAGAAAACCTCGTGGCTCGTCACGGGCAAGCTCTCCGCCGGCGCTGTTGCCATCGACGATGAGGGCATCGTCAAAATCACAACTAGGGAATAGGGAGACGGATAATGGCTTTTAATTCTGAAAACTTGTCTCTCGTCGGCGGCGGTTCCAAGGCCGGTAATGCTCCTCAGATGTGGAGCTACAAGTCTGATGATACGGCTGCGGTCATCGATTCTGCTGGGTATTTCGACAACGGCACGACGACGAATACCGGCATGCGGGATCTGATGAAAGTAGGAGATTTGATGTACATCCACGCGGTTGCCTCTGGCAGCGCGACCTTTGGTATGCACGTCGTCACCCAGGTCACTTCCGCCGGCATCATCGATATCACCGATGCGACGGTGCTTGGTGGTACCGATACCGACTAAGGCTAATTCTGGGGGGGGTTTCGGCTCCCCCCAGTCTTGGGTCCACCGGCGGAGAGGGTCACATGGCGGCTGGTGATACAGACGTTAAAATTTGCTCGCACGCCCTGATCCTTCTAGGCGAGAGCGAGATCAGCAGTTTCGCTGATGGTACAACCAGAGCCGGAATATGCGAGGCTCTCTACCCGGAAATCCGCTCGATCACCTTGGCGATGTATCCTTGGAGTTTTTCCTTGAAAAAGGTTGAAATCTTCGAGAGCGTTGGTGATCCGGTCAACGAGTGGAATAATTCTTTCCCGATGCCGTCCGATTCTCTGACGGGTGTTCCTCGAGCCCTGTTTAATTCGACCGGGAACGGTGTTTCGCCGGTTGTTGCTGGCTGGGAGATGCTTGGGTCAGATGTCGTCACCGACTTTGTAACAGTCGTCATCGATTATCAATTCGTCCCGCTGGAAGCCCAAATGCCAGCGTATTTTATCCAACTCCTTAAATACATGGTCGCCATGCACATGGCCGAGCCAATAACCGATCAGATTACTAAGGCGCAGCACTGGGAGAGGATTGCCATCGGTACACCCGTCGAGGGCGGGCGGGGCGGTTTCTTCCGCCAGGCTGCGTCGATTGACGGCCAGGGACGGCCCACAGCCATCATCGCTGATTATCCATTGGTTGACGCCAGGTTGAGTCTATGAGCCGTGTCGTCAAACTTCAAACCAATTTTACGGTCGGCGAAATCAACCCAGAATTACGGGGGAGAGTTGACCTAAAACAATACGAAAGTGCTTTGGAGCGTGCCCGAAACGTCGTTATTAATCCCCGCGGCACCATCGAGCGCCGCCCCGGTCTTCCATTCAAATTCCTGATACCGTCTGCCGCCACCCCAGAAGACGGCGTTGCAATCGTCAACTTCTCGTTCAGCACGACGCAAACGTATATTTTTCTTTTCGTCGGGACGCGGGCGTACATTTTCAAGGGAGGCGTCCTCGTCACAAATATCAACGCCAGCGGTAACGATTATCTCGATGTTTCGTCTGGCGTATCCGGCGTCACCGATGGCGTCACTTCAGCCGAGCTAGGCAATATGTGGTGGACGCAATCCGCCGACACGCTCCTGCTTTTCCACGAGGATATGAAGTCCTTGAAGATTGTCAGGGGTTCAACCGACTCCGCGTGGACGGTGTCCGATATCGCGTGGGACAATATACCGCGATATCTGTTCGCCGCGACAAATACAAATCCCGCTGCGACGTTGACGCCTTCCGCCACCGATGGCAGGGTTGATCTCACGGCGAGCGTTGCGGTTTTCCACGAGGGCCGCGATGGGACTGCCCAAGCCGGAACCTCGACGACGATCACCCTCGATAGCGGAGCGAGCGCCACCAACGACATATTTAACGGCTCCTCGGTCATTATCCAGAGCGGGACCGGCATCGGTCAGGAGAGGATCATCTCCGACTATGTTGGCTCCACCAAAGTGGCAACCGTATCCGTTGCGTGGACCGTCAATCCCGACGCCACCTCGGTATTCACCGTCACCAGCCAGGTAGGGCAGAGAATATTCGATAACGGCAGCGGCATTGGCGAGGCCCGCATCCTCGAAATCGAAAGCTCGACTGTCGTCAAGGCCGTTACGCTATCGCCGTTTTTCGACACCGACGCCATCCCGTCTGGAGATTGGACGATTGAACAAGGCTATCGGGATGCTTGGTCTGTTGCCAGGGGGTGGCCGAGGACGGCAACCTTCCACGAGGGGAGGCTTCTGGTTGGAGGGGCGCGGTCGCTCCCGACGACCGTTTGGGGATCGAGGGTAGGATTTTTCTTCGATTTTGACCCCGGCCAGGCTCTCGACGACGAGGCCCTTGAGGCGACCATCGATACCGATCAGGTCAACGCGGTGACCGCTGTGATGTCGGGCCGTGATTTTCAATGTTTCACGACCGGTACCGAGTTCACCGTGCCGCAACTCGACGGCCAGCCTTTGACGCCGACCGGGTTCCTATTCAAGCCAGCCACGCGCCGAGGTTCGGCGGAGGGCATAAGGCCGCAGATGACCGAGGGCGGCACCCTCTATATTCAGCGTGGCGGGAAGGCGATCCGCGAGCTTATCTTCAGCGACCTTGAGGGTAGTTTCGTGTCCAACGATATCTCGTTGTTGAGTTCTCATCTTTTGCAGTCGCCTACGCGGATCACAATGAGGAGGGGGACCAACGTAGACGAGGGTGATCTGCTGTTAATCCGCAACGGCGGCACCGGAGGTATCGCAGGGTCGATCGCCGCCTTCTCGATTCTCCGCAACCAGAATGTTATTGCTCCGGCATTGTGGACGACAACCGGCACCTTCGAGGACGTTGCCATCGACGACGCCGACACGCCGGTTATCTATGTCGTCTGCAAGCGCACGATCAACGGTGCGACCGTCTATCATCTGGAGGCTTTCGACGATAATTACACCACAGACGGCGCGTCCCAGACATTGCCGCCAGCCTACGGAACCACTTTGGTTGACGGCGCGTCCCAGACAGGAACCACCCTGGTCGTCGATGGTTTTACCGTGCAGCCCCAGGTTAGCGATACCTTCACGATCAGCGGGGTCACCGGCAGCTATACGATCACCGCTGCGACGGTTTTAAGCACCACAGAGAGTACTCTCACCATCGAGCAGACCCTCGCCTCCTCGCCATCGAATAATGCCGCTGTGACCTTCACCAGCGTGACGAAGATCGACAGCCTGTCGCACCTTGAAGCTGCGACGGTGAAGGTAATTGCCGATGACGCCGAGCTTGCAGACGCAACAGTTGCGTCAGGCTCGATCACCATTGGCAGGCCAGCATCGACCTACATTGAGGTGGGCCTCGAATATCCGACATTCATCGACGATCTGGACGCAGACGCGGTGAAGACGACGCCTTTCGTCAGGACGATGCCGGTCGAAACGAGGTTGCCGTCAGGCCCTGTCACCGGTTTCAAGAAGCGAGTTATCAAGGTCAACGCTATTCTCGATGATACACAGAATCTAACGATAAATGGCGATGCTGTACCCTTTCGCCGTCTCGACGAGGACAAGCTCGACAGCGGTATCGCGTTTTTCACTGGCACAAAACAGACAGGTCCGTATCTCGGCTACACGCTCCAGGGACAGATCGAGGTCACCCAGGACGCCCCGCTGTTTTTCACTCTTCTGGCCCTTGATTACACAGTGAGTGTCGGACAATGAGTCTGGCGGGAATAGGACTGGCCCTATCGGTGGCTGGTGCGCTTGGCCAGATAAAGCAGGGCCAGGCGCAGGCGGCTGCTCTCATATCGCAAGGCCAGGGCCTCCAGGTACAGGCCGACTGGGAGAAGTTGAAAGGACGGCAGGAATCTCTCAAATCGAAGCGTGTGGCGGTTAATCAACTCGCGGCAATAGTGGCGAACCTAGCCACGACAACTGCCATTGGAGCCGCTGGGAACATCGACCCTTTCTCCGGTAGCGTGGAAGGCGTCAAGAGCAAGATTCTCGACGTCGGTGGGTTGAACGTAGTCACCGCCAAGGAAAACGCCGCAATTACCGTCCTCGCCGCCAATTTCCAGGCGACCCAATTAAGGCATCAAGCACAACAGGCTTTCGCCGCCTCCAGCGCCGCGAAGAGCGCGGGGGTTATGGGGGCTCTAATGACCCTTGGTTCTGGTGTTTTTGGCTACGCACAGGCCGGAGGGACTCTCCCTGGGTTCCTTGGCGGCGCGACCGCCCCTTTGGGGCCCTCTACTTCTGGGTTTCAGTCTATGGGCTTATCATCTGGAGGTTTTACGGCTACGAACATGGGAACCCCAGTGGTTTCAATGCCGCCGTCAGCCTCTTGGATTAGTTCTTGGGGGATGCGTTAAATGGCGCGACTCCCTCAGATAAACCGAGCGTCTGCAATCGCTCCGGTATCGTTACCCAGCGTCACCGTATCGACAGGCGATCCGCTCAATACTGTCCTGGCGGCGGGCTATGGCAATCTTGCGACTCGCATCGATAGCCTTAGAAACACCATTCAGAAGGCGGCGCTCAAGGAGGGAGAGGTGGCGGGGCTCGCTAGTGGCGTCACCTTGACGACGAAACTTCTCGATGTGGCGAAGTTGACCGGTAAGCCGGTTACTCTCGAAGACCTCCCCGGCGATCCCTCTTCCATTAGTGTCGTCGAACAAGCGGCGAGGAAGGGAGCCCTGGCCGTCGTCACTGCCCGTTATGCCGTTGAAGGCCGGAAGGCAATCACGGCTTTAGTATTGGAGGCGGCGATTGACCCCGACATGTCGCCGGATGTTTTCAACGCTAAGCTCAATGACATTGTCGAAAATCGCACCAACGCCCTGGCCAACATCTCTCCAACCTCGGCGGTGAAGCTGCAAAGCACTCTTTCAATCGTCGCCAATAGTGCTGGTGTCAGCCAGGCACGGTCGTTCTATACGCGCCAGCAGACCATCCAGAAGGCCGAGGCCATTGCCAGTATCCCGGTATTCCAGAGCAATATAAACGGGATCATCGCTGGTTATCGCCAATTGGAGGGAGAGCCGGGATTGAAGGAAAGGATCGATACGGAAGTAGAGCAGTTGACTAACTATCTCATTACCCAAGGTGTTGCACCAGCAACCGTGGCGGCAAGTATAAAAGCCGTGAGGAAGGCCATCGTCGGCCAGAAGATTGCGGTCATTAAGAATTACGTCAGGGATTCTACCAATAATAATATCGCTGGCGTGTATTCTTTTATATCACAGCTAGAAGCTCCCGGCAGGAAGGTAGATCACCCCAATATCGGGGCCTTGTTTGAAAGCCTCGACGACGTTGGTAAAAACAAGGCCATCGATGACCTTCGCACCCTACATAGCAATCTGGTGAGCATGGATAAGAATAACGAGCAAAACATTATAGATAGGCGGAAGTTGGTTATTTTCGATATGTCGCGCAGTTTTTTCTCACACTTGGATAAAGGCGAGAGGGGGGCGGCAGGAAAAGTTCTAGATCAAATAAAACGAATTGACCGAGATGTTTATAACAATTTATTTAAGGTATGGAATGAAGGTTCGGTGTCGGATACGCCAAACAGTCCAGTCGTTCGCGAGTATCAAATGCAAATGTTAGACAAGAGGGAAGACGTCACTGACATATGGAAGGCGATTGCGATTGATCCCGATTTGAGTGCCGGCGAGAAACTCATCTTGGGAACAGAGTTGCGGAATTTCCAAGACGAGAAATTTAAGAGAGCCCTTGCCATCGCCAAGCGTGAAATCGATATCGAGCCTTCTGAAGTCAAAAGACTAGGCAAAGATGCTAGTTCCGAGCAGCGTCGTCTCCTCGCGATCTTTAATAAATTTGCCGCCAAGATGCACGAGGGGATGCTCGATCCATCCTTTGATCCGATAATGTTTAATGAAATTGAACTTCCCAAAATTAAGATTTCCGAGACGACATTCATTCTCGATAAACTTCAACGCTCTATTCTTAGGAGAACTACAAACATCCCCGAATCGAAAAATGTTGATCTCGATACCATTAAGGGCCTTGAAGCCTTCAATGATATTCTTAAAATATACAAAAGCAAAAAGGATTCCAAAGGACGCCTTGAATTTAACACTCGGATATTGAACGCGGCACAGGATAAGATAACCGACGCCATCGAAGCTGTCATAGCTCTCAAGAAGTTGGGGGCCAAATCCTGATGGCGACATTAAATGATATGCTGGTTGATCGCTATTATAGGCGGACTAACCCCAATGGGTTCGATATCGATGAGGACGGTCAGATTATCGATCCTCCCGCGATGCCCGTTGAAACGCCGCCCGTCGATGTTGAAGGCGAGACACCTATCGATGCCCTCGGGGAGGAGGCTATGTTGGGTGGGCCTCCCAGTGATTTTGGTGCGTTCTTAAAGGCATTGCCGGATATTTTGGGAGGGATTTATTCGGGCGTGGGCAGGGGTGCGGAGAATTTTGCCGACCTCGCGGTTGATGATAGTCCGGCTGGGATGTTCATTCTGGCGCAAAAATTGATGGAGCAATGGAAGGAAAATTCTCTCGACTTGCTAGAACCCGTCGAAGACTTGCGCGAATTCCTTACGCCTGATCCGCCAACATCAACCCCAGGAAAAGTGGCCGAGGGCTTTAGCCAGGCGCTCGTTGGCATCATCCCGGCTACCATGTTCTTCCGAAAAGTCCTTGGTGCAGCCACTGTCAAGAAGAGGGTTATGGGTGATCTTTTCGGTGGTGCGGTTGGAGATTTTGCCACTTCAGGGAAGACGGAAGCGGAAGGCCTGGTTGAACTGGTGAAGATGATCCCCTGGGATTGGACGCAAGCCTTCGCGGAAACCATGGAATATTTCATCGACCATGGCATCGGTGGCGACAATCTTCAGGGGTTTCGCGAGCGTCTGGTATCGACGGTACCAGGTGCCGTTTTAACTCCAATCTTGAGTCCCGCGATTGAGGGACTGATCAAGATTTTTCCTCTCATAATGAAAGGCAATGCCGGTAAAGAGCTTATCGAGGTTTTCGACGAGGTTCAGGCTGATAAGGTTCAGGGCAGCGGCGGTGAGATTGGTGGCGGTAATACAGGGGGTGCTAGAGGTGAGCGTGTCTCGACGACTGGGCAATATATTGGAGCGCCGAAAGGGATTGCATCTCCCCAGGCGTTAGGCGGTTTGAGAAGAAAACTACAGAAAATAACCGTTAAGGGCGAGCCTGGGCGGTTTTGGTATGAAAGATCAAGCCGACAGATTCTAGACTCTGTTGGGGGCGATATAGATGATGCCGATAAGTTGGTGCAGTTGATCGGTATTTTTAGTAGTGGGACCGATGTATCGTCGAATTTTAATTATGCTCTACAGGCATTCACCCAAGCAAAGGCTGGGTTGCCAATTAAGTCGGGGCGTTTCCCAGTACGGCAGTCAAAGGCCGCACAGGATGTGATGGATGGCATCCCTTGGGGGGGGCGCAAGACAAATAATTTCTATAATAACCTAATGGTTCATATTGATCCCAAACGAGCGCAGGGGGTCACCACAGATATATGGATAATGAGGTCTTTTGGTTTCAAAAACCCAGATGGAACGCCGTTTGGAATGAAACAAAAGAATGGCAAGGATGGGCTGACACGTCCGACAGATGCCCAATATGATTTTGTGGAAAGGGAAATTTTTAAGATTGCTGATGAAATGGGCTGGGAGCCGCAACAGGTTCAAGCGGCAATATGGGTTGCCGAAAAAGCAAGGTTTGAAGGCACCTCGGTTTCTCAGGCAAAATTCGATTTTGCCGATGCGCTACAGAACAACCTTGGTCAGGTAAGCTGGGAGAGCATCCCAGGCCGCACCTCCGGTCATATGCCGGAGATGTTCGATGCTCCCTACCAGCAACAGGTCGAATACCATCAGGCAGTCTCAAAGGTCTTCCTTGATGATTCCGGCAATGACATTATCGCGAAGGAATTTGGGATTCCCTCGCCACGGGACTTTGAGGCACCTGGTTATTTTGAAACAAAAACAAGTCCCGGCACCCAAACCGAGGTTGCCCTTCCAAGGCTCTACAAAGGTCCGGCTTACGGAAAAATCGATCCAGGCGCGGAGGCGTTGGTTAACGCCTATGCCGCCGCTAGGGGTATTTTGCTGAAGCAGGATGTGGTTGGATGGCACCGGCCTTTTTATAACGCCACAATCGATGCCTCGAATGGCATAGAGGTTAGGCTTGGCCGGAAGTTAAGCACCGCCGAAACCAAGCGCCTCGCAGGGCTTATTGCGGATGAGGCGGGGCATACGGAATACAACCCGATTAGCTCTCCGCTAGGCACCCGTATTATTAATTTTGATTATTTAGTAAAGAAGAGCGATGGGACGCCCTTGATGCCAGACACTTGGGTAGACCATAAATTTTTGGTTACAAATAAGGAATTCCACACTATATTAGGCAGGGCGCTTGATCGTATGGAATTCGATGATAGCGCGGAAGGCATTGGTAAACGGTTTGCGTCCCAGAATGGGTATCTTGGGAATGACTGGGGAGTAGGGAAAAATGGCGAAGATTACTTGGAGTCAGGCCTCAAAGGACGACCCGATCTTCAGCGGAAGGTTCGTGATATCGTCGAAAAACTCGCCCCAAGAATCGACGAACTCGATAGAGACTTCAGCCGTCGATACGGCTGGACCCTCAACCGTGGAGCCAACAGCGGACACCGAGGAAGGTTAGCCCCAGCAGCCGCTCTTGCCGCACCCCTATTATTGGGTGGGTCAGAAAAGGGTAGTGCAGAATTAAATGAGGGAGCCCCGTAATGGCTATCCCTCAAGACGCCCTCGTTCCCATACCCAATACGGAACCCCTAATCGAAGGGCCTATCGACGAGGCCTCCGAGCTATTTGAAGACGATAGCGCCGTCGAGCAGTCCGTCGATCCCGTTCCGGTCACCACCGAGGAGCCCGTCCAGGTCGCAGGGATGTGGACTGCTATCGGCGGTGCGGTAGCCGGGGCCGCTAAGAAGGTCGCAAAGAGTATCGACGAGGCCGAGCCCATCGGGGCAAAGCCGCTGGAAGAGCCCGTTACCAAGGTTGGCGATTTCTGGGTGGTGCGCGAATCGACCGACGATGAGGTCAGAGCCTTCAACGCGATCATCCCCGATCCCGATGGGAAACCGCCTGCGGTCGCCATAAACTACGATCGCATGGTGGGGACCGGCAGCGAGCTAGAAACCTTCGATAGAATCGCGCAAGTCTACAAGGAATATATCGATAAGCAAAAACGCGGTTCCGTCACGTTCCTCCAATCCATCGAAGCAGCCCAACGGAGGATCGACGGCGGCGTCATCGAGGCGGTCAAGGAGGGCGGGGAGACAATCGCCAGGCTCAAGGAGGGTGGAGTTGGCGGCATTCTCGACCTTTTGTTCAAGCGCAATATCGGCCAGGCCATCAACGCGGAAGACCTGATAGCGGGGCGCCTTGCCCTCGCCGTCGTCAACCGGGATGTAGACCGACTGTCCCAGATAATCAATGCCGGTATAGCGACCGACGCCGATAAGATAGCGTTTAGACAGGCGATGACCGTCGAAGGAGCGGCGATGGCTTCCCTCCTCGGTGGAAGGGCGGAATCCGCCAGAGCGACGGCCGCTGGCCGTATCGTTGCCGATATCAGCGAGGCGCGGGCCGACGAGATATCCAGGCTGCTCACCGAGGGCGGCGACCAGACGGTGGAATGGCTGGCGCAACGCTATGCCTTGTTGCCGACCGCCGAGTCGAAAGCCCAATTCTCCCGAGGCATCCTTGGCAAGGCAGTTGATGTATGGTCGACCATCTTCCTCAATGCTTGGCTTTCTGGCGTGTCAACCCAGGTTGTCAATGTGGCCGGAAACACTGGCATGGCGATCCTTCAGGTCGTCGAGCGGGGCGGTGCGGAGTTAATCGGCGGTGTTCGCAGGACGGGAGCTAAACTCCTAAAGAAAGGCGTTGATAAAGTCGCGAGGCCGTTAAGTCCTGGTCAAAATTCGCCGCCTGATTTCTTACAGAGGACATCCGCTCTCTTTGGCCGCGAGGCGGTTGGAGGCGTTCAGCGTGGCGAGGCCATCGCGTTGTTGCACGGGTACATCGTCGGGACGCCGCAGGCCCTGCGGCTGATGGTCAAGTCTTACATTAAAGATACACCTCAATCAGGAGGGTTGACGACCAAGCTCGATATCAGGGTTCGCAACCCCATAACCGGTGAAAACCTTCTCCCCGAGGGTGCTAGGAATTTTGGTATCGGACCATTCGCTACCCTTGGCCGCGCCGTCGATGCCATAGGTTTTATCTATACTCAGCCTGGTCGCATTCTGATGAGCGTTGATGAATTCTTCAAGGCCTGGAATCAAAGGTCTCAGCTTCATGCTTTGTCTCTCCGCCGCATGAAGCAGAATGTAATGGACGGGATGTCGCCAGCCGACGCCAAGGTCCGTTACGAGGTTGATATGCGTGACCCGCCGTCTGACCTGATCGAGGCGACGAAGGAATTTGCTGACATCTCCACATTCACCAAGAAGCTCGAAGGGGCTCTCGGGAATCTTCAAGTTACGATGTCTCATCCGGCGATGAAGATTTTCGTTCCATTCTATTTGACGCCCAGCAACATCATCGGGGAAACGCTTCAGAGGGCTGGTCCCCTCGCCGTTATTTCGCCCCGGTTCCGCAAGCTGATAACGAGCGCCGATCCAGCGGATCGCGATCTGGCGTTGTCTCGTCTGGCTATCGGATCGACGATTATGGGAACCTTCGCGATGATGGCCGCTGGGAATTACTACGACGACAACGGCAACCTCATCGACGATACCATCATTACCGGATCAGGTCCGACTGCCCGAGGAGCGAACGACGCCTTCCGCCGGCAGGGGCTTCAACCTTATTCTGCCTGCACCCGCATTGGCAGCGGCACCACATATTCTTGCGTATCTTATGCCCGTTTTGACCCTATCTCTGGGTTGTTGGCAATAGCCGGTGATTACGCGGATTATGCTCGGTATTCCAACGACAAGGAAGAGTTGGAGACACTGGCCATGGCAGCGGCCCTGGCCGTTGAAAACTACATCGACCAGATGCCGATGCTTCAAGGGATGGTCGATATTGGATCGATGTTCGGGAGATCGAACGAGGATGGTGCCTTCCTGCCTGGGCTGATCGAGAAGCTGGCGGAGATGACCGCAGCGACGATCATCCAGCCGGGGATGGCAATTATGACGACCGGCATCAACTACTCCTCGATGATAGCGAGTATCGAGAGAATGCAAAATCCGACCATCAAGGATACGACGCCCGATCCAAACCTCCCGGATGCTACTCGCTGGTTCTACAAAGCCCTCCTAAAGGCGAAGAGTCGCAATCCCTACTACAGCGACGAGGTTCCCGATCGACTTAATCTGTGGGGCGAAACAACCAACGCCGGTAATGGCAGGGCGTGGGAATTGTTCAGTCCTATCCGCATACAGGAAGCGAAATTCAACGACGTGGATAGAGAAATTATGCGGCTTAATTTCGTTGTGGGCGGTAGCCTGACGATGACCCCGTTCAAGCAAGTCAATGGCGTTAAACTAAACACGGTCCAGAAGAACGCTCTAATCAGGGCCACTAACGATGTCGAAATAAACGGCCTTCTGATGAAGGACGCCTTTCTAGAGCTAATCTATTCTGATCGATATTTTGATCTCAGCAACGAGGATAAAGTGAAGAAGATGTCAGACCTCATTTTCACCTACCGGGGCTCGGCGGGAGCCAGGCCCACCGGGGGGATTGAGATGCTTTTATTGGGGGATCTCGATCTGGAGGAGAGAGTGATGTTCAGAGACTTACCGGAATCGGAACAGAGAAAACTAAAGGAACAGGGCTTGAGCCCATCTGATACTAATTAGGAATATGTGATATGGCCGATATCCCCATCAATGCAGTACATCGCAGGATTCAATACACCAGCACCGGCTCCGTTGGTCCGTATTCGTTTAGCTTTGCCGTCCTCGACGAGGGTGATCTCAAGGTCTACGACGCGACGGCGGTTAAAACGCTGACGACGCATTATACCGTGGCCCTAAATACCGATGGCACAGGCTCTATCACGTTCACCTCTGGCAACGCGCCTACCTCTGGCAACATCGTCACCATCACGTCGGATCAGGCGGTCGCCCGCACTAGCGATTTCACCACTGGCGGCGACTTCAAGGCGGCGACGATAAACGATGAACTCGACCGAATAACGATTATCCAGCAACAGCTTGAGAGCTTGGTCAGGCGGTGCATACAGATCGACGCCTTCGCCAACCGCGATATCTCCGATGGTGGTTCTGGTCCCCTGGGTTTTCCATACGACGGGACACCGGCCAACCAGGCGGGCAAGTTTATCATTTTCGATTCGGGTGGCACCGCATTGACGACGATTGGTTCAGATAGCATATCCCTGGCAACGTTGCAGGCGTTTACAAATTATCAGGTCTTCAGCGCGACCGGAAACGGCTCGACAACCGCTTATACACTAGCGGCGGAACCAGGGCAGGAAGCCAACACCCAGGTATATCTGGACGGTGTATATCAATCAAAGTCGAATTATACTTTGGTTGGAACCACGCTGACTTTCTCGACCGCGCCGCCGAGCAGCGTCGCGATAGAGGTGGTATTCGGCACGGCGGCAAGCACTTATGTACCTGACGACGCCAGCATCGCCTTCGCCAAACTTTCCGACACAGTCGATGAAGATAACATGGCCAGCAACTCGGCCACCAAGTTGCCAACGCAGCAATCGGTCAAGGCGTACGTAGACGCTTCTGGTGGTGGTGGGTCAACATTAACGGATGAACAAGTCGAAGATATTGTCGGCGCTATGTTGACAGGTAATACAGAGACGGGGGTTGCGGTAACCTATCAAGATTCGGATGGTACAATTGATTTTGTTGTCTCGGCAGATACTGCACAACTTGTGGATGATGCCGTAACCGCAGCTAAATTGGCTAATGCAATCAACACAGATATTGCTACAGGTGTAGCTGCCCTACCTAAAGCCGGTGGAGCAATGACCGGAGCTATAACAACCAACTCCACATTTGATGGCGTGGATATTGCTACTAGAGATGGAGTATTAACTTCAACTACAGCTACCGCAGCAGCAGCGTTACCAAAAGCTGGTGGTGCAATGACTGGAGCTATCACAACAAATAGTACATTTGATGGTGTTGATGTAGCAACAAGAGATGGTGTCTTAACATCAACAACCACAACTGCTGGCGCGGCTCTGCCTAAAGCTGGCGGTACGATGACAGGCAACATAGCCATGTCTGGCTCACAGACAGTGGATGGTAGAGATTTATCTACAGACGGGACGAAATTAGACACCATTGAATCGAGCGCCAAGGACGATCAGAGTGCCTCAGAAATCAAAACTCTTTTAGAAGATGGCATCAACAGCGTTCATTACGTCGACGCTTCAATTGACCTTGTTCATATGTCTGCAAATTCCGTGGACAGCGACCAATATGTTGACGGTTCGATAGACACTGTGCATCTTGGAAATCTTCAGGTCACAACAGGAAAAATTGCGGCGGATGCTATAGACGGAACAAAACTCGCGGATGATGCGGTAGACTCGGAACACTACACGGACGGAAGTATCGACACTGCGCACTACGCTGCTAGTTCAGTTAATGCAACTGCTCTGGGTGCAGATGCAGTTACGGCGGATAAGATTGGAGACAACGTATTAAATTCTGAACACTATGCTGCTGGTTCAATTGACCTGGAGCATATGTCTAGTCAATCGGTTGATGAGGACAATCTCCACATCTCAAACAGTCCGACGAACGGGTACATGCTCACAGCCCAGAGCGGCAATGCCGGTGGATTAACCTGGGCCGCTTCTTCGACTACCTTGGGCAATGACTCTGTAGATAGCCAACACTATGTAGCAGCTTCTATCGACAATGAGCATCTAGCCGATAATGCTGTTGATTCGGCGGAACTTGCAGCGGGTGCAGTAGATGTAGCGCATATGAGCGTTAATTCAGTCGATAGTGATCAGTATGTAGATGGTTCAATAGATTCAGCGCACTTGGCTGATGATGCTGTGACCGCAGCTAAATTGGCCAATTCAATCAATACAGATATTGCTACAGGTGTCACTGCTGGTACAACTGCTAGTGCTGCCCTGCCCAAAGCCGGTGGTGCGATGACGGGAGCAATTACAACCAACTCCACATTTGATGGAGTAGATGTAGCAACAAGAGATGGTGTTTTAACGTCCACAACTACAACTGCTGGCGCTGCTCTGCCTAAAGCTGGTGGAGCTATGACTGGTGCTATTACAACTAACTCTACTTTTGACGGAAGAAATGTTGCAACAGATGGTACTAAGTTAGACGGCGTTGAATCTAATGCTACTGCTGACCAAACGGCTGCTCAAATTAAAACAGCTTTAGAAAATGGAATAAATAGTGTCCATTATGTAGACGGCTCGATAGATACCGCGCATATCGCGGATGACCAAATCACTTTGGCAAAGATGGCTGGAATTGCAAGAGGTAAAATAATTTATGGAGACTCGAGCGGTAACCCTGCGGTTTTAGCGGTTGGATCGGCGGATGAAGTTTTAACGCACGATGGAACTGACGTTTCTTGGCAAGCCTCTAGTGGTGGTGGTGGTGGGGAAGCCGCATTCACGGCACAGAGCGCTCCGGGCACCACTCCAACTGCGACTGGTACGGATGCTATCGCTATTGGTGATGGGGCGGTTGCTGGTGATGCCTCAGGTGACCTAGCTGTCCTGGCTATAGGCGCGCGATCTACAGCGACAGGCATTAGTTCAATTGCAATCGGGGAAAATGCTGACGCGACTGGTGCTAACTCTATCGCCATCGGAGGCCATACAACCGACGCAACAAGCGCCGATGCGACATCAACTAATACCATTGCGATTGGGACTAATACTCTCGCCAGCGACACCAGCGCAATTGCAATTGGATTAAATGCCGTAGCTACAGGGTTTAAAGGCCTTGCTATAGGTGAGGGAGCAGATGGAACAGCAACGGATTCCATTGCGATAGGCGTGGATGCCCGAGCCGAGACTAGTGATTATACTATGGCATTTGGTCGAGGGGCAGTTTCTTCGGCCGTAGATTCAATGGCTCTTGGACAATTTTCAACTGCCTCCGGCGCACGATCAATCGCAATTGGTAGATATGCAGATTCCTCGGGCGCTGACTCTATCGCAATTGGTGGCGGTTTACTTGATGGCGCAAGCGCTGATGCCACTGCTGCTAACGCAATTGCAATTGGAATAAAGACCCTAGCCAGCGGTGTAGATTCAGTCGCCATAGGTAATATGGCCACTGCTACTGATGTTGGTGAATTTGCTTTTGCTTCAGGACAATTTGCTGCTGATGGTGATGCCCAGACTTCAATCTATGTGCTAAGAAATCAAACGACGGATGCAACTCAAACTGAATTATTTGCAGACGGAAGTTCAGCCGACATTTCTGTGGCCTCCGATAGCACGGTATTTTTTCGAGCAAGTATTGTCGCTCGCAGAACAGATGCAGATAACGAAAGTGCGGCGTATACAATAGAAGGCTGCATCGATAATAATGCAGGAACTACTGCTTTAGTGGGCGGTTTAGGCACAAAGACAATAGTTGCCGAGGACACAAGTGCTTGGGATGTGACGATTTCAGCCGATAATACAAATGACGGGATTAATATCTTAGTCACTGGCGAGGCGTCTAAAACAATTAGGTGGGTTGCCCGTGTTGAAACCACAACAGTAGCTGGCTAAAAAAGGAGAAATAAAATGGCTCTTCAAATGAACGTAGTAACAGAAGGCGGGTTGTCGGCCTCAGATGCGTATATCCGTGTTGTGCCTGTGCGGTTTTTAAAAGACGCGAAAGGTTTTTGGAATATGCGTGTCAGGGTCACCACTTTTAAGGACGCCGAAACAGCAGAGAATAATGGTCACCCTCTGAATGTTATTTTTGATGGAATATCGGCACTTCCATACCCGCTGGTTTCCACAGAAAATGTGCTATCTTGGGCATATACTGAGCTAAAAAAGATGTCTGAATTTGCTGATGCTGTAGACGTATAAGAGGATAAAGTGATGAGTACATTTGAAGTTGACAATGTTACTGGCATAACAACGAATAGTAATGTCACCATTAAAGGCCAGGGGACCGGAAAGGTTTCTCTTGGCGATGGGAATTTGCTTTTCCCAGATAGTGACGGAAGTGCGGATCAGGTCATAAAAACAAACGGGTCTGGCGTTCTTAGCTTTGTTGATTCTGGCGGTGGCGGCGGTGCTTCAGAGATTGATGATCTGTCAGATGCCATTACAAATTCCTCTGGTGGAACAGTCGGGCTTGGTACAAACGCATTAGCCAACGATGACGGCACTACAAATCAAAACACTGCTCTTGGCTATTCTGCGCTTCAAACCTGTACCACTGGTAGAGAAAACACAGCGGTTGGGCATCTTGCTCTTCAAAGCCTCACCACCGGTCAGTCAAATACCGGAATTGGGTATCAAGCGCTTGAGGAATTAACCACCGCTTGGGGCAACACAGCGACTGGGCAAAACGCGCTTAATAATAACACCACCGGCTACTACAACACAGCGACTGGATCTACTGCGCTTTTTAATAACACCAGCGGTGGAAATAATACAGGGACTGGGTATGCTGTGCTTAGCGGTAACACCACTGGCGCAAACAACGTAGCGACTGGGTATAAATCGCTTTATACCAATACCACTGGTACAGAGAATACAGCTATTGGCTATGAGGTGATGCGTAGCAACACTACTGGTAGCTGGAACATAGCGGCTGGGTTGAAGGCTCTTTATACCAACACCACTGGTGGAAGTAATGTAGCGACTGGGAATTATTCTCTTTATATGAACACCACTGGTGGAAGCAACGCAGCGGTGGGATATAATGCGCTTCGAGAAAACACCACTGCTTCATATAACACATCGATTGGAAACAGTGCGCTTAATTCCAATACCACTGGTGCATACAACACAGCGACTGGGTATCAGGCGCTTAAATCCAACACCACTGCTTCAGACAACGCAGCGTTTGGGACTTATGCGCTTCTTACCAACACCACTGGCTACAACAATTCAGCTGTTGGGCATTCTGCGCTTAAACTCAACACCACTGGTTACGATAACTCAGCGACTGGGAATTTTGCGCTTATCGCCAACACCACTGGTAACAGAAACTCAGCGTTCGGGCAACGAGCGCTTTATGCCAACACCACTGGTAATTACAACTCGGCGGTTGGCATGGAGGCGCTTACCGCCAACACCACTGCTTCAAACAACACAGCGATTGGGATTGAATCGCTTAAAGCCAACACTACTGGAGCAAACAACTCAGCGACTGGGGCTTATGCGCTTGATGCCAACACCACTGGGGCAGACAACACGGCTGTAGGAGAAAGCGCGCTTGGTGCAAATACTACTGGGGCAAGCAACGCAGCGATTGGCAGGGGTGCGCTTATTACCAACACCACTGGAACCGGCAACGTAGCGACTGGGAATTATGCGCTTCGATTCAACACCACTGGCTATTACAACGCAGCGTTTGGGGGTGAATCGCTTAAAGCCAACACCACTGGCTATTACAACGTAGCGACTGGGTATCAATCGCTTACCGCCAACACTACTGGGTACAATAATACAGCGACTGGGGTTGCTGCGCTTGCCACCAACACCACTGGATTAAGTAACTCAGCGTTCGGATATAGATCGCTTCGTCTCAACACCACCGGTTCGGACAATTGTGCATTCGGAATTGAATCGCTAAAAGACAATGTTGCGGCTTCAAATAATTCAGCGTTCGGAAAAAATTCTCTCCAGTCCAACGTCTCCGGCGCATATAACTCAGGGTTCGGGAGTCGAGTACTTAGCACCAGTACCACTGGTGCAAATAACTCAGCGACGGGCGCTTTTTCGCTTAACGCCAACACCACCGGCTCTTACAATTCAGCGCACGGGATGCAATCGCTTACCGCCAACACCACCGCTTCAGCAAATTCAGCGTACGGATATCATACTCTTTATACCAACACCACTGGAGCAAACAACACAGCGACTGGGTCTTATGCGCTGAAACTCAATCTCACGGGGGGTGGTAACGTAGCGATTGGAAATTTAGCGCTTACCGCCAACACCACTGGTTCAGATAACACAGCGGTCGGGTCTTATGCGCTTTATGCCAATAGTACGGCAACTGGCAATGTTGCTGTTGGCCTGTCCTCTCTTTTTGCAAATACTACAGGCACTTTTAATACTGGTATTGGCTATCAAGCGGGAGATTTAACCACAACAGGAACAAATAACTCATCTTTAGGCTATAACTCTGATCCATCAGCAAACGATGCAGATAACGAAATCACGTTGGGTAATAGTTCGATCTCAGCGATTCGTTGCCAAGTACAGACCATATCCTCACTTTCAGACAGGCGTGATAAAAAAGATATCGAAGAACTGCCAGTTGGATTGGACTTTATTAATGACTTAAATCCTGTCAAGTTCGTCTGGAATATGCGTGATGGCGCTAAGAAGGGCGTCCAAGAAATCGGTTTTATCGCGCAAGATTTGGATGAGTCACAAATCAATGCTGATGCTGAAGATTATCTGAGCCTTGTTTTGAAAAATAACCCCGATAAACTAGAAGCCTCTTATGGAAAGTTAGTTCCGATTTTAGTGCGGGCTGTCCAAGAACTTTCGGCTGAAGTTAATCATCTGAAAGAAAAATTAAACGACTAGAGAAAGGTTAGTACAATGACTGATACACCAGCTGAGATTGCGCAACATTTTTCTGCAATGGATGACAGCGTAGATTTAATCGCTGCCGTGGTGGAAAATGATACTAGTTTTGTTAATGATGATCCAGATGGCTCCGAGGGTGTAAAACTAATGGTCACGCGCAATACAGATCATTTAGAAATCCAAGCAGCCAAAGATTGGTACTCTGATTCAAGCAATAGTAAAACCTCCTACACTAACGCAGTTACTATTGGCAAGGCGTACGTTGGTTAGCTGGATGCTGGTGCTACCCCCGAAGGAGTAAAGTAATGGCCTTGACCAAAGTCACCGCCGCGATGCGCACTCTCGGCAGCCTAGAAGTGGATACTGCGAATCTTGCTGCGGATGCGGTAGACGGCAGCAAGATATCCGTCACGTCGGAAGCTCAAGGCGATCTAATGTGGCACGACGGCACCAACTGGGCGCGGGTGGCAAAGGGCACGGCTGGGCAGACCCTGCAAGGAAACACCACCAGTATCCCGACTTGGGTCGACGCCGGAGGCAAGGTGCTACAAGTTGTTGAGTTCAACCATCAGTTAGACGGTAATAATAGCAGCACATCAACAACATCTACTTCTTATGTAACAATATTCAGCGGCTCTATAACACCATCATCGGCAAATAGTAAGGTTATGGTTTTGTTCGTGGGCAGCGTTTATGCCAATGGTTCGACGGCCTGGTCCGGACCGGATATACTAGTAAATGTTGTGAGAGGCTCAACTGAAATGTGGGATCATAGTTCAGGGAGTTATATACACCAACGAGATAATGTTAGTTCAGCCAAATATGTAGCAGCGATGGCTAATATTAAAAAACTTGACTCCCCAGCCACAACATCTTCCACGACCTATACAGTTAAGATGAAGATGGGTGGCTCTTCTGCCGCCGCGTATATGTATGGCGCTACACTAACATTATTAGAAATAGGAGAATAGCGTGAAAAATTTAGAGTTTGTAGCTCCTCAGATAGCAGACGCACTAATTAGCCTAAAACCTAATGCTGAATGGATACGCCGTGGAACTGAACTGGAATGGATTGACACAGAACAAGCAGAACCTACTCAAACAGAAATAGACGCTGAACTGGCAAGTCTACTAGGGGAGTATAATAGCCTTGAATACGCCCGGCTACGCAGAACCGAGTACGCCCAGCTTAACCAGTTTGAAATGCTCTTCGATGATCAACAAGATGGCACCACTACTTGGGTCGATGCAATAAACGAAATCAAAGCACGATTCCCGAAATGATGCCCAGTTTGGCCGACTTGCTCTATTAGCTATGAAAATATCTGAACAAGTCCAGACGTTGCAACAGGAGACAGTTGGAAAACTGTCGGTGGCCATAGGTGGCGGCGGCACTGGACTTCAGATACTGACCGACTACACCAGCGTATTCGTCCTCGCCGGCAATGCGCTATTGGTTGCCGGTGGTCTCTACTTAATGACGTCCAAGATTCGTGCGGTCTGGCGTGGTCACAAAGTCCCTAAATATCTTGGCGGAAAAAGGGATAAAGGCGATGATCCTTAGATTACTAGTTGTTAGTTTGGTCTTTATTTTTTCCGCAACCGTCAACGCATCCGGCCATTTAGGCATGTACCGGATAATGTTGCCCTGCTTTGCAACCTCATATTGGATGGAAGTTGCCCGACAAAATAAATTTAAATCTGTGGATAGCCGGATTGATGATGACGGAGATATTTGGGTGATTTGGCAGTTTGAAAACGATGGGTGGCGTTCGACTTTAACGATTAGAAATGGTACGGTCACTTGCCCAATTGGAGGTAAGGGTAGGGTTTTAAGTCCCGGCGCTCCCAACGGCAAAATCTAATATGCTCAGTGTCCAGCACCCATGGAACTTTCTGATCTAATACCGGTAGCGGCGTTGGTTGCCTCTGTGATAGCCGCCTCGGCTGTCGCTAGATTCCAAATAAAAAAGCTTGAATTAGATAGCGACAAATTAGAGGGGCGGCTAGATCAGCAGGATGTTCGGCTCGACAAGTTGACTACGGCATCTGAAATATTCGAGCAGCGAGTGGGTATTTTGGCATCGATCCTGTCTCCCGCTGAAATGGAAAGGCGGACGCGGGAAATTGAAGCGATCCGTAAGGATGTTGAGTGGATACGACGGAAGGTAGACACACTATGAGAGACTGGAACTGGGAAAATTTCAGCCCAGACGAGATGCGCTGCAAGGGTAGCGGAATGCTGATCGTATCGGATCAGTTTATGGATGCACTCCAGACGCTTCGAGAGGAGTTCTCTCGGCCTATGCATCTGACCTCGGCGTGTCGTAGTGCCGCGCATAATAATTCGGTGGCCGGCCACCCGCGGAGTTTGCATGTCTGTGATGAGCCAGCCCGACCTGAGCAACAGGGTTGTCTCGCGGTCGATGTCGCCGTTGTCGATGGCAGTTACCGTGGCCATTTGGTCGCGACCGCTTGGCGACTAGGCTGGAGCGTGGGATGGCACAAAACATTCGTGCATCTGGATAGAAGAGATTTCGTCGCCTTAAAACAAACCACTTTTGACTATTAACCTGAAAGGAACACACCATGGAATTTCTCATGTCGGCTCTTGAGAGTTTTCCCGTCTGGCTCCAGGCCATCACGGCTTTGGTAACCGGCGCGACCGCGATTACCGCACTAACGCCAACCACCGTAGACAACATGGCGATTGGTTGGCTGCTCAAGATGTTAAATATTTTGGCCGGTAATGTTTTCAAAAACCGCAATAAGGATGCGTGATGGGCTGGCTAGGGCTTGCGTCAGGTGTAATGTCGATCATCAATTGGATTAGCCGTTATGCCGAGCGCCGCCAACAACGTCAAGACGGGAAGAACGAGGCGCTTGTGGAGCAGTTTAACGAGCGTGAAGAGCGCCGTCGTAGGGCTGCTAGCGCTGTCCCTGTCGGGCTGTCTGATGACAAGCAAAACCGTGATCATAGATGACTGCGGTATTTTCAGCGTGATTAGCTATAGTGAAGCGGGAGATACCGCGACGACCGTGGCTCAAATAAGACGGCATAATGCGAGATATTTAGAGTTATGTTGATCAACTCGGGTCTCCGAAAATCCCAAAAAGAACAAACAAAAATATGATCACCGCCGCATAAATAAGTGAGTCGAAATAAACTTTACCTCGGCTGGGGCGGGCATGGTTGACCTCCCGGAAATGCAGACGGATAACCCGTTCCCAGTAATTGGCGCTTGTGTCCATCGGCGTTATGCGAGATGACGGCATTATGCGTTTCATTTTGAATAAACCGCCGAGGCAAGTTCAATCACAGACAGACGAGACTGGTATTTAGCAAGGTTCCGCCGGACAACCTCCTCGTCCGTATCTAAACAGCACTCTTTATATCCCCGCGTTCGATCTCTTTTTGTGGGATGCGACCGTCATATTTCCGTTCGAGCTTGTTCAACCGTTCAAATTCATTGGTCATGTTGCGTCTCCTCATTGACCGGCGTCAGCGTTCGTTTCCATCCAGGCACAACCTGGAGGTGGCCGCGAGCAATTAGTCCCTGGCAGTGGTGATAAATTACCGATTTCACGTTGCCGCGAATCTCGCCAATCTCATCATAGGATGGGGAGTATCCATGCTTAGCTATGAATGTTCTTATTATCGCCAAAACACTAACTTGTGCGGGCGTCATGCCAATTTTTTTCATTGGTCTGCCGCACGAGGGGCATTTTTCAATTTTCATATCGTTACACTCCAGTCTTCTTTAGTGGTCCCGAGTTTCCTGTTCAATTTCATCCGCCATTCGATCAGCTTTGCCCTCCCCTCTGGGGGGATTTGGTCGAGGCTGTCAGCGTTCGCTTCCTCAAATACTCGCATCTCGGTCATTCTTTCACGGGGGGGCGTGCTGTTGAGAGATTCGATCAGCCGTAGTTGCTTGAGATATTCGTCGAAATATTCTGCGGCGTTTGAGAGGTCGTACTTTTCCCCGTTCACTGTGAGGGTCACAGGGTCACCCGTGGCGTCTGGTGCTTCGACACCCACGGGCGCCTGGTCGCCGTCCTCGTCGCTCTGCGACGCTGCTGGGGCCTCTGCGGTGGGGAAAAGATCATCGAGGTTCTGCGTTGGCCTCGCCGCTCCCTCAATGTCGGCCACCTCCGTTTCGTCAAGCCATCCCAACCCGCAGATCGAGAGCGTCACCCTTCGTTTGGCCTTGGTCATCGCCTTCAACATGGCGTTCGCCTTCGCCTCTCCTCTAAGACCAGCAATATGCACCGTTCCGATGTCCTCGTCGTGCCGTCCGGTCTTGTCTTGTGCCGCCACATGGACGGTGAACAGGCCGTCTTCGAGGGTCGTCGTGATGACCTTAATCGAGACGCCGTGAATTTGCCGGAGTTGATCAGCGGCATCGCGCTTGGCGTATAGCGTGAGCTTCCGGTTGAGGAGGATGTACTCGAAAGGCTTCGTTAGGGGGTTCAGACCGACACTCTCGCAAACCTTCCGATAATATCCAATGCGATCGGATGGAGATAACTTCGCAAGGTCGCCATCGTTGATGACTTTCTCCAGTATTTCGCCAGCTTCGTCGGTGACCGCTAATGCCTTAGACATTATCGATCTCCTTTAAAGAGAACCGCCGCGTGGTGAATGCGGGTTTGGCTGGCGTGATCTTGGTTTTCTCTGCCTGGCCTCGATATTCAGTTGTTGACCAATTGACGTTGACGCCTGGGAGTTTGACCCTTTCAACGCCATTCAAGATATGCTGGATCGCGAGTTGACTTTCTTCCTTGAGGCGTTCGCCCGCCTTCTTGGTTTTGACGCCAGCGGTGTAGCTTTCAGCCAGGTTCATTAATTCGTCGCGGCCATTGGCGTCGATGGGGCTTTCGTCCGGGCATCCTTCGATCAGGTCGAGGGCCTCGGGGCGGCGATTCCCGCCAATCAGCTTGTTCGCCTCGGTGGTCGTCGAAGGTGGATAATTAGTGTCGTTCTCCATGTGGCCCCAGAAGATATCGACCGCCTCGTGAATCGCATTGATCGTCCCTTGGTGGCGCTTGATCACCGCGATGACCCATTCGAGATTGATCCTCGGTAGATAGGCGATGATCGCCCAGCTGGCTCCCGCGCAGTCCATTTGCCCCTGCATCTGCATTACATAGTGCAGCGCCTCTGGATTATCGGGCTGGAATGTCGGGCATTTGAAATCGACCACGCCAATCCCATTTTCGACATCCAACACATGCTCAACCCCTTGGTAGTCGGTGATCACAAAGGCTCCGGGGCTGCTATCGATGATGCCATCGAGGCTGGCAACTAGGTTGCATTTCTTATTACGGTATCCTCTCTTAGGATGTTTAACGGCTTGATTAAAATCATCCTCGAACCATTGTCTGGTGGCATCCTCGAACCTGTTGCCGCCTTCCATTACGCGGGTTGCTGAAAAGGCATCAACGCCGTCCTGCGCCGCATGATGTCGCTTGAGAATGTCGTTGGGGCTGTTGCCAAAAGGCAACAGGTACTCGCCGTTCACGGGGACGATTGCCCCTAACTCCGATGCGCCGCTTTCGACGCCTGTAATCGAATATTTCGCCATTCCGATTCCTTTCCAGTCTATGGTATTAGCCTGTGTCAGAGTCACACTATCTATCCAGCTTTCCGCCCCAGCAAATGGATTGATTCTGCCGCTAGAATTTTTCGATCAGCCTCTCTGGTATATCTATCAGCCATAGCCGCAGATTGCCAGCCGAAAATCGCCATAAGTTGTTTAGTCGTTGCCCCTGCCATCGCGGCCCTTACGGCACCGGCTTTGCGGAGGCCATGCGCCGAGCAGCCTATGAGGCCAGCGTCGGCGCATCTACGGCGAAACCAACCGGGAACCCCGTCATTATTTTTCACCCGACCGTTGCAGGATGTTTTTGACTTGCTGCGCCGACCATGCACCGCCTTTGGTTGTCTCGATGTCGCGTCTATTTTCAAGTTCAAGTGCGATGCCGCGGAGAGAGGAGACGCCGGATCGTCTGATCATCTGGATAACTGGGTAGACCTCCTTCGCGTGGGCATCAGCTTTCGCCTTCGATGCCTTGACGCCTAGAGGGCTGATCTTGGGGAGGTTGGGGTTGCCGAGGACGACGCCTCGCGCCTTCGCCGCCTTCAACGCCGCCTTGGTGCGGATGGAGATGTTGTCGGCCTCTTTTTCAGCCATCATCGACAGCAAATAGATGTGCGTCTTATCCATGTTGGGGTAATCGCAGCAGATGAAATCGATGCCCGCCTCGTACAGAGAGGCGGTGACGTACACATTCCGCGCCAGCCGGTCGATCCGCGCGATGATCAAGGTCGCCTTTTCCTTCTTGCAAAGATTGAGCGCGGCGTCGAGCTTCGGTCGCCCTGCCCGTCCCTTCTTCCCGCTCTCAACCTCCTTGAACGTGGCGATCAACTCCCAGTCGCCGCCGTCCAGGTAATCCTGGATTGTCTGTTTCTGCGCCTCCAGGCCGAGGCCGGAACGTCCCTGCTCGCGCGTCGAGACACGCAGATAGGCGACATATTTGCCTCGGTGCGGCAGGCCCTTGTCGCTCTTTTTTTCCCTCGGCATGTGTTAGTCCTCCTTTAGTATAGCGATTGAATGTCTTTCAGCAGCTTGGTCACCCGGTCTTCGTCCAGCCACCCTGCGATACCGTCAGGGAACCCTTCGCCACCAACGTGGATATTTCTAGCGAATTCATTATCATCTCGCGTGCCCACCAGTATCGCCAACTCATAGAGAGATGGCGCACCGTAGGTTCCTGTACCTCGAACGACTGATGCGCCGTAACCGTTAGCGAAGAACACCCGCGCCTGGACACCATCGCCCCGCCTGGGCTTGAACTTCAGGTGGTTGAATGTGGTCATATTCTTTCTCCCTCTCAGGTGGCCACCACTGGCCTTTCACGCCCTTAAACCCGCTGGGCGAACCATGCGGGCTGGTTGGGGGTGGGGTTGGTGGTTATGACAAGCCATTTCGTTCCATCATTTCGGCAACAGCTTGTTTCGCGGCGGCGAGGGTGGGGTACTCGTTGGGATAGCCGGTCTCGTCGGCGAGGGCTTCATTCTCAAGCCAGACTTCGGTAATGTAGTGGCGTTCCGGGTTGTTGACGCTGTTTCGGTGGCGTTGTATTTCGCCAACCTTCTCGCCGTTGACAGATACATCGTATGTGCCCTGGAAACCCATAGCGCCGTCGTGTTTCTTAATGATGTAGGCCATCTGCTTTCCCCTTGTTAATGGTGTCACCCCAAAAGCCCGCTGGGGCTATCCATGCGGGCTGGTTGGGGATGGGGGAGGGTTAGAACAGCGCTTCTTTGATCAGCTTTGTCCGATCCTGGAAGCGTAGTCTAGACCTGATCGCTCTGCGGATTACGCGGTTGGTCTTCCCGTCTCGATCGATCGCCACAGGGTTCAGCGCAGCCCACGCACTCTTCTTGATCTGCTGGTGGCGCAGCGTCGTCCAATCGAGGACGGTGATCCAGACCCGGCCCTCTTTGATCAGCACCGTGCGATGCCCGCTGCCGATCTGACGGAGTTCGTCCTGGAGATGAATGCGGTACATTTGCATCTCGGTCATCGTCTTCTCCTTTCAAGTGATCTTTCTCGCCCTCGATCAGTCAAAGGGCGTCGAACACGATCGGCCATCATCAATATCGTCGTGCCAGTGACCAACTTTGTTACCGTTAATGTCGACTATCGTGCCGTATTCGTACGAGCCGCCCTCGACCTTGTCCGCGATCCCTCGGAGGATGCGGGGCACCTCGCCCGCCGCCTCGAAAGCGGCGTTGTCGGTGCGAAAAGTTACAGTGAATTCGCTCATTTTGTCT